GTTCCCGAAACGCCCGCCGAGACTCGGATGTCGCGCCCGGGGCCCCCCACCGGAGGCTCTTTGGGTACATGGATTCGTCTGCGAACTCCGGGACCTCTTTCCCGAAAAGGAACTCCCCTACCGGGCCGTTGATGAGCCGGTGGAACCCGGCCGCCATCGCCTCGATTGCCGGCTGGATCCTCTGGCCGATGGAGGTGGCCACCTCGGAGACGTCCGCCGCCAGGTCCTCCCACCGACTACGCCACGGATCGCTGCTCTCGAGGATCTTCTTCGGGATTTCTACCGTCGAGATCTCGCCGTAGGCCTTCATGGCCTCCGAGATCTGCCCCAGGTTGGCAAAGACCGCCTCGAGCTCTGTCACGTTCTGGAGCCCCAGGGTCCGCTTGGCCGCCTCTGTCCAGGAGGGCCCCTGTTCTCCGAAATATTCTTTCATCCACCGCAGGACGCCCTCGAACACCTCCGGCCCCTTGGGGCCGTAGAGCCCCATGCCGGCGTGTTTGAGCCATCCCAGGCTGTCTCCTGTCTCGCCGGCATCCTGAAGGCTTTTGTAGACGGCCGTCATGAGGGGGCCCTGCGCGTTCACGATCGAGCCATGGAGGCGCTCGATGAATGCGCGGCCGAAGCCCCCCTCGAAGATTGAGCGGCCCTTGGCGCCCTTGACGCCGACCAGGCCGGTCAGGTAGCCCCCAAGGGCACCCAGGTCGGGCTCGGCAACCCACTGGCGGGCGCTGTCCATGAGCCCCCGGAACTCATCCAACAGCATCGGGGTGACCAGTCGGGCCTGCCGCTCTTTCCCGCCGTAGGCCCGGAGGATGTTGGCGTAGAAGCGATTGATCTGTGGATCTGAGAGGTCCTCTCCTCCGATCCAGGCCATGTGCCCCAAGGTGCCGGCGAGCTGGCGGGGATCCCGGCCGAAGAATCGACCGGCTGCCGTCGCCAGCTCCACTCCACGCTCAAGCGGGGAGCCCGGCATCTGTCCAGTAAACCAGCCCATTGCCGCATAGGTCTCGTAAACCGGGACCATCTGCGAACGCGTATAGACGAACTGCCGGCCCACATGGAGGGCGGCGTCCTCGATGTCTCCCAGGCTCCTCGAGATCCTCACCAGCTCTACGTCAAGCTGCCGGGCCTCGTTCAGCGCCATCGCAAGGCCGGCGACGCCGGCGAGCCCCGCTATGCCTCCGGCCCCGAGAAGGAACCGCCCCGCACCGCCGGCGGCACCCGCGACCCGGCTCACCCCGCCCGCCAGTCTGCTTCTCGGCGATCCCTCGGGCAGGTCGGTGAGCCCCCGGGCCTGGCGCTCATGGGCCTGCATCCTGGCCGCCAGGTCCCGGAGGGCGCCCTCTTCTTCCGCCTGAGCCTCTCGCCGGCGGATAATCTGCTCTTGGATCGCCTCCCGGTCAGCGCCGGACGCGGCCCGGCGCTTCTCCTGGAGGATGGCGACCTCGTCCCTGGCCTGCTGCCGGGTCTCGCTTGCGAGGATCCGGGCGTCCTCCCGGGCGACCCGGCCCATTTCCCGGATCTGAGAGACCCTCTGCCTCGATGCGAAGCCCTGGTCGACAGTTTTGGAGATCTCCCTGGACCACTGCTCGACGGTGCGCCGAACGTCGTCCAGGGTGGGCTTGAGGTGCTCCGCCCCGCCCTCTCCCTTGATCTCTATGCCGATCGGGATCTTGTTTTCAGGCATCCTCGCCCTCGGCTTCCCTCTCGATCCGCTTCCAGTCGATCTTGAGCCCGTCCAGGAGGGCCTGGTCGTCCGCCAGCTCAGCCGCCAGCAGGTCGGGATCCTCCCGGACCTCCTGGAGCCACTCCTCGAACTCCTGTTCGGCCGCGTAGGCCCCGCCGCCCATTTCGTCCCTTGACCTGGCGATTGCTATGAGCTCGACCCACACCTCCCGCCTGGTCATGCTCAGGAATCGCGGGTCGTGCGGGGGGAGGCTGTACTCGCGGCGAAATAGAAACTCAGCCGTTTCCGCCAGGTCCCTTCCCTGCCGTTGCAGCTCTCCCGGCTCTGGTATCCCGAAAGGGCCCCAGGAGCCCGCCCCAGAGGCGGAAGATCTCCTGGACCTCCTCGGTGGACAGTCGGGTCGGGAACGCGTCGAACCGCTCCCGCTCCGCCGGCGAAAGATCCCGCTCCCGCCCGTCTCCGTCGAGCGCCTGCACCTTCTCGATGGATTTCCCGAGCGTGACCAGCTTCTCGGCAAGAACCGCCGCCGGCGTAGCCATCCACTGCCGCGTGTCCCAGGCTGCCGCCGATTCCGTGGCCGCCGGCGGGGGCCCGATCATGCGGGCCACCTCTATCGTCAGTGCGACGTCCTCGCCGACCGTGAGCTCCCGGAAGTATAGCCTGAATCGCTGAACAGATGAGTCCTGAGCGTCAGGCCAGTCAACGTGGAGAATCGTCCCGTTCATGCCCCCCTCCTCCATGGTGGGGCCGCCCGGGGGGCCTCGCCATCCCCGGGCGGCCGGCGTGCTAGGCAGCGTCGGCGTAGGTGACCTTCCGGGCCGCCCAGGAAACATTGCGGCCGATCACTGCGTTGGCGGCGAAGCTCAGGCCCTTCGAGGCCACGATGCAGCCCTCAATGGTCGCGATCAGGTCCCCGGTGGCCTTGTCTATCACCACGACCTCGATGGGCGGGAAGCTGTCCACGTTGTCGATCGTCGGGACGAGCCCCTGGGCCTCCAGAGACTCGCTCCGGATGGCGACCGATCGCAGGTTGACCGTCACGTCGTAGCGGGTCGGGATGATCTCGTGGACGCCCATCATCCCGATCTCGTGGATCGGCTCGGGCCCGAAGGTCTCCCCGATGTCGATCCCGGCCCCCCGCCCGACCACCTTCCCCCTGACCGCCAGGATTACCTTATTGCCGGTCAGCGTCGGGTTTCTCGCCATGATTCCCTCCTCCTGTCAGCGCCAGGGCGCCGCGTGCTACAGTGAAACGCCGGAACCGGCCCGGACGTGAACCGTCATAAAGACGAAGTTGGCCGGCGTGGTGAAGTTGGCCTCGACGTCGACCCGCCAGACGTCGCCGTCCTGCCGGATGTCGAGATTCCGCCAGGCCGGGATCGTCTCGCCGGTCTCGTTGTCGATCGACTCGCAGAGATAGTATGCCCCCACCATGTCATTGAGGGCCGCGATCATCCAGGCTTTCAATCGGCCCACCAGGTAGCGGCTCGATTTCCCCACGAACTCCCGATTGGCGCCATCTTCGAGGGTGACTCTCACCAGGTCGGCGATCCGCCTGAGCGAGATCTCGGGCGTCGTCCCGTCCCCGTTCCAGAGCTGCGTATTCGCCTGGATCGTGGTGACGCCCTTCGAGATCCAGAAGCCCTCGTGGACCCCCGTAACCTGCGAGGTCTGCCGACAGATCGAAGTGACCCCTCCGAGCTGAAGGGTCTGCCTGTCCGCCAGGGTGAGCTCGCTTTCGATCCCCACGATGTCGCAGAAGTCATGCGTGATCGGCTCCCCGATCTCGGCGCCGGCCTCGAGGCCGCAACAAAGCGCCGCCGTGAACATTCCATCGAGCGTTGTCACGACCCCCTCGGAATCGTAGCGCTTGATCCCGGGGTAGGCGTAGACCATGCGGTCGGAATTGAGGACGCCGGCCGCCGAGGCGGCGGAGGATACGCTGACACTGGTCCCCTCCCCCACGAAGCCGATCCGGTTCGCCATGGAAGCACAATGAGCCTTGAGTGCCGCGTGCCAGGCCGCCTCGCTCGATCCAAGCCAGATGAGGTGGCAAGCGTAGCTCTCGAGGGTTGTGAGGGCGTCGTCTCGGTCGGTTGTCGTGGCCGCCCCGTTGGTCCCCGGGGTCCCCCAGGTCCCATAACCCGAGGTGTTGGCGATGGCCGCCTTCTTGACGTAGGAGGCGGTTGCCCAGGGCACATGGGCGTTGATCCAGCCGATCACCAGGTACGGGTAAGCCGTCACCTGCTTGAAGGTGTCGTCGATGTCCTGATCGGTCATGGTGTCGAGCTCTGCCCCGGTGGTCGCCACGTCGGTCATGCCGGCGTAGGCGTAGGGGCAGATCTCGCAGGTGTAGCGGGGGTGGGCGTTGATGGCCGCCACGACCTTCCCGATGGTGTTGTAGTTTTCATCGCTGAACGTCAGGGTCAGATCGTCGGCGCTCCCGTAGTCGCCCCCGGAGATCGAGGTCGTGAGGGCCGTGCTCGAGATCGACATGGTGGCCGTGTCGGCCCCGCCGGTGTACTTCACCTGGAAGGCCGTCCCGATGTCGTCCTGGGCGACGGTCTCGTCCTCGTCCGGATACTCGAACGTCACCTTACTCCCCGGCCAGGTGGCGTTGTTGGTCCCGGTCTCCACCTTCCAGCGGACCGTATTCAGGTAGGTCCCCCAGTCGGCCCCCTCGAGCTTGACGGTGTTCGCCGGGACGCTGTCCTGGAGGTAGCCGACCGCCTTGGCGGTGTCTCCGATCCGGATACAGCGGACCAGGCTCGCCCCCTTGCCCCGGGTTGTGGGGTTGAAGATGAGCTGCGCTCCCGTCACCAGGTCCCCGCCCCGGTAGGTTCGGAGGACGTCGGAGAAGGAAGTGAAATTCTGGACCGTGTCGGGC